ATGGTGGGAATGGACTTTTAAAATATGATTCTAATAGCACATAGAGCTAACTTAAACGGGCCAGACTACTCTACAGCAAACACTCCCCGCCAGATAAATAAAGTTATAGAACTGGGGCTAAACTGCGAAGTAGACGTGTGGAAAGTTAACGACGACTTTTTTCTAGGACACGACGAACCCAAGTATAAAACAGAGTTGGAATTTTTAAAAAACGACAAACTATGGTGTCACGCCAAAAATTTGGAAGCCTTGGAGAGCATGCTTTATAATAACATACATTGCTTTTGGCACGAAACCGACAAATTCACAGTAACCTCGAAGGGATATATCTGGACGTTTCCCGGCGAGAAAGTTGTAGACAAGTCGGTGATCGTACATAAAGATGCTGAATGGGAAAACAAATATGATTGTCATGCGGTGTGCAGTGACTATTTAACCACGTAATATGAAAAAAGTACTAATAACGGGAATACTTGGCCAAGACGGAGCTAACATGGCTGAGTACCTATTGTCTTTGGAAGGCGACATGGAGATATACGGAATGATGCGCCGAACCTCCAACGTTAATAAAAGTAACATTGAAGCCTTTGAGAACCATCCTAGCTTTAACTTGGTTTACGGTGACTTAACCGACAATATTTCGATCGACAAGGTAGTAAGAGAAATCCAGCCTGATTATTTTATTAATTTTGGAGCTAATTCCTTCGTAGGGTGCAGCTGGGACATGCCACTACAGGTTTTCGATGTTAATACTTTGGGGGTTATCCGATCCTTGGAAGCTATTAGAAAGTTTAAGCCGGAGTGTCGTTTTTACAGCGCCGGAAGCTCTGAGGAATTAGGTGATGTGGACTACAGTCCTCAGGACATAAACCACCCCATTAAAGCGAGAAGCCCATACGGAGCCTCAAAAGCAGCCTCGCGCCATTTAGTGAAAGTTTATAGGGAATCTTACAATATGTTTGCAATCCACAGTATCCTCTTTAACCACGAAGGACTTCGCCGGGGGGAAGAGTTCGTCACAAGAAAGATTACCAAAGGGGTTGCTCAAATCAAACGGGCAATAGACGCAGGGTCAGACTTTACCCCACTTCAGCTCGGAAACGTAAACGCAAGGCGAGATTGGTCTGATTCGGAAGACTTTATTAGGGCGGTATGGCTGATGCTCAACCAAAAAGAACCAAAAGAGTATGTTCTTTCCAGCAATGAAACTCATAGCGTAAAGGAATTTGTTTCACTAGCCTTCCAAGAAGCGGGAATAGCGGGTTTATGGAGCGGTGAAGGCTTGGATGAAAAATTTAGAATTTTTCAGGAAAATAAAATTTTAGCAGAAGTGAATGAAGATTTTTATCGTCCTGCGGAAGTTGACCTGCTCTACGGTGACTCTAATCCTATTCGAGAAGAGTTAGGGTGGAAACCCAAGTTTTCCTTCCAAGATTTAGTCAAAAGGATGGTAAATAATGACCTTGAAATTGCAAAAAAACGGGCTTTTTCCCCCTGAGCTTCCTCCCTTGGAGTTTTTCAAAAATACTAGCTATGTGCCCCCTTTGCGAACTAAAAATTAAAATACACACCTATGATGAAACTGACCCCAGATGGATTATCATCGACTGCATGAGCTGCCTCCTCCCAATGAGCGTGTGGAGGGGCAACCCACTACACACCATGAAGATAGATCCCGTAGACCACCAAGAGATGGAAGAAGCCCTTCGCAAGGTAGCTAAGGAAAAGTTTAGTAATGAAGATTTTTACATAGATAAGAAGCAAAACGAGATTCCTGACCATCTTCACTGGCATGCACGCCCTAATGGATGGAAATTTCCTTTAAAATTTCGGATCAAAAATAAAATAATGGGTTTTTATCGAAAACTTATGAGAGACCCAAGTTAAGAAAAAAAAGGTCTTGACTTAAGTCCCCCGAAGAAGCATAATTAGATCAGCTGGTGATATGGCAGAAAAGAAAAAAAAGAAAGAGTCTAAACTATTTGACGACCCCATTGCTCAAATAAAGAGTTATCTTGATGAAAACAAAGAGGATCACTTTAACTTTGAAGAGGCTCCTACCTACGTGGTTTCCAGTGGAAGTTTGTTACTGGATATAGAAATGGGAGGAGGAATTCGTCCTTCTATCATCCGTGCTTCCGGTCTAGCGGAAGGAGGTAAAACTTCATGCGCTCTTTCTTTTGCTAAAAACTTTCAGAACACGGTAGATAACGGGATGGTTATCTATATAAAGTCGGAAGGAAGGCTTTCCCCTGAAATGATCGAACGCTCAGGGGTGGATACTTCTCCAGAAAAATGGTTTGTTTATAAAAGTAACATTTTTGAGAGCATCTTGCAATTAATGAAGGATTTAGTTACAAACAATTCCACAGACTGTAAATATTTTTTTATTGTTGATTCGATGGATGCCATGGTTCCCAAAAACGACATAGATAAACCGTTTGAGGAATCCGATAAAGTTGCGGGGGGGTCGGTTTTAAGCTCTAACTTTTTGAAGAAAATGGCGTTGGCTCTTTCGAGTAGGGGTCATATTTGCTTTATGATTTCTCAAGTAAGGAGCAAAGTTAGCGTCAATAAGTTTGACACGGGTGACCCCAAACTTACAAACGCTTCCGGAGGAAACGCGTTGCTCCACTATTCGGACTGGATTTTGGAGTTTCAGCCCCGCTACCAAAAAGATATGATACCCCCCAAGTCAGACAGTCCACAAGGACACAACTGCAAGGTTATCTTCAGAAAGTCCGCAAATGAAAAAACGGGTAAAAAGGTAGAGTACCCAATTAAATATGGCCGCACAAACGGCAGAAGCGTCTGGACAGAGTATGAAGTTATCGGAATGCTTTTGCAGTGGGAGATGGCTAAAGCCAGCGGCGCTTGGATCACCGTGGGAGAACCTTTAATTAAAGAACTTAAAAAGGCGGGCTTAGAAATGACGGTCAAACATCACGGCGAAGAGAATTTGCGTAAATACTTGGAAGATAATATAAAAATATGCGAGTTCCTTTTTAATAAATTTAGAAAAGCTTTACAAATTACAAAGTGAAGCTTTACAACACTTATGGAAGACTCGTATCTAAGAACGTTCAAAAGTATCGCGTTAAATGGGAAGGTAAATGCCGCTCCAACATTCAATTTAAAGTTAAACAATTTTTTAAACCTTATTGGATAAATCACATTTGCTATGAAGAATTCCCCGTTTATGGAACACGAATGAAGGTAGACATGATAAATATGACAAAACGTATTGCCGTAGAAGTTCAGGGCGCTCAACACGAGTCTTTCAATAAGTTTTTTCACGGTAATTCTCGCGCAAAATACCTTGCTTCCATAAAAAGAGATTATGAGAAAAGGATATGGCTTGAAAATAATAATTTTAAAGTTTTAGAAATAAGAGAAGAAGATTTAGCGTCCCTTTCTAGGGGGTACATTTTGGAGAAATTTGAAGTAAACATTTAAAATAGTGTAATTATCCTTATGACAGTAAACGAAGAGAATAGAATACCGGATATCTTGTTGGATCAGTTAAGTGAATGGTCCTGTGGGGGGTTCATGCTTTTCAATTTTGACGAACAAGGTAACCCGCAGGTTTATTCGAAGGCGGAAGACGAAATGAATGCTATGTCTTTACAATACTTTGTGAGTCATTGGTCAAACGCGATGGAGACAATGAACTCGGACAGTTTTATGAACAATTTAAATACTGTCTTTAAAAAACAAGATAAACAAGACGAAGAAGAAGGGTTTGAAGAAAATGAGTGATACCAGTATAAACGAATACTATCCAGAAAATAAACCATCCGAAGCGGTCCCCTCTCTTGTAGCGGGAGAAGCTATTACTCCTCCAAGCGGCGCACTACTACCAGAGAGTGATGCAACACCTGAGGAACGAAAAGAGGCTCTTGGGGCAACACCTACGGAAGTAACCGATTTAGGAATAGACCTTCCAGACATTCCACTTCCTGACGACGAACCCTTAGAGGACGATATTAAAGACGAGTTTAAAGATGCCGCCTTTAATTTTGCAGTTGTGGGGGTAGGCCAAGGGGGGTCTAGAATTGCGGAATCTTTTTGGAACTTAGGTTATCGGAGAGTAGGTATAATAAATACCGCTCAACAAGATTTATCTTTGATTAATATCCCCGATGAGAACAAGCTTCTCATAGGGGATGGGGGAGCTGGGAAAAATCCAGAAGCCGCAGATGAAGTTTTCCGGACGAGGTACGAAGACATTTTAGACTTTCTCAAGAAGACTTTTGGGAATGGATACGAAAGAGTTTTGGTTTGTGCGGGGGCAGGAGGAGGCACCGGAGCCGGAGGTGTCGCTAGGGTTATAGATATATGCCACGACCTTAGTCAATCGCTGGGTAAAGAAAAGAAAGATACGGACGCAAAAATTGGCTGTATTCTGGCTCTTCCGACAAGGGGAGAGGGGATAAAGGTTCAGGAGAACGCCAAGAATACGGTTCTTAGAACGCTCGAGCTTCAAAAAGCCGGGGTAGTTTCTCCATTGGTCATTTTAGATAATGAAAAAATTAAGCAACTTTACCCCAAGCTGAGCGTTAATCAGTTTTGGGGCACGGCAAACAACAGCGTCTGCTCCATCTTCCACCTCTTTAATAAGATTTCGGCGAAAGAGTCAGCTTACACCACTTTCGACAAGGCCGATCTGGATACCATTTTCTCTTCTGGGATAATCATGTTCGGAGCGACACCGGTAAAGGATTATACCGATACGGGCATATCCTACGCGGTAAGAGATAACTTGCGCAAAAACATCTTAGCAGGGATAGACGCGGCTACAGGAAATGTGGCCGCATGCGTTATTATTGGCGACAAAGGGTCTCTCGACAGGATTCCTCAATCCAGTTTGGAGCATGGGTTTGAGCAACTGAGTCGAATGATGGGGGCTGGATCAACTGTTCATAGGGGAATTTACGCAGGAGCAAAGGAAGGCGTAGCTGTATACACAGCGATAGGCGGCTTACAGGCTCCTGATACTCTTTTTGACTATTTCTTCAAGGTAGATCGGGTATACAAATAATAGATGCCCATATACTCTAATCAGATCGAGAGTCACGTCTTAGGCGGACTTCTCAAACACCCTGATGTATTATCCGAGATAGATTCCTTCGTTAATGCAGCGGATTTTTATAATGACATTCATCAGACTATTTTTTGTGTTTTAAGGGATTCCGTCCTTAATAACGAAAAGGTAGATAAGGTACTCGTTGCCACAAAAATATCTAATCTCGGGATTTCGTCCAAAGACGACATTGACATTTATGATTACATCAATACGTTAAGTCATACGTCTATAACACGTGAGGCAGTCGCCGACTTCTGCAAAGAACTTAAGAAAGTCAGAGTTAGGAGAGAGTTAAGTGAAACCGCCGATCGAATAAAAGAGCACGTTTCCAAATTCTCAAATGATGATTTGGATTCAATTATAGCTTCAACGGATGCCATTTATAGTGAAAAGATCCTGAGTTATTCGTTTGAAGACGCTCCGCAGAATGTTTTCGAAGATATTGAGTCGAAAATTAACGAAAGAGCAGATAACCCCGTTGAAGATACAGGGCTCATGACCCCCTTCCCCGCGTTTAACCGCCTTTATGGGGGGTTAAGGGATGGAAATATTTACGCTATCGTTTCTAGGCCAGCACAAGGCAAAACAACCTTCATAAATGAAATGTGTCTTGGGACGGCGATTAGAAATAATGTTCCGGTATTAGTGCTCGACACAGAAATGGGGACCGAGGAAATCCAATTTCGAATGGCGGCAGCACAAACAGGAGTCCCCCTTTGGCACCTTGAGACAGGGAGGTGGAGAAGCGATGAAGAAATGGCTCCCAAAGTAGAAGAGTATTTTTCGGAACTCAAAAAACACAAATATTTCCATTACCACGTCAAGAATAAAACGGCTGATGAAGTATGTGCTATTATACGTAGATGGCACATGAGATACGTGGGCCGAGAAAACAGATGTATCGTTGCGTACGATTACGTTAAACTAACAGGAGAAAAGGTGGATAGAAACTGGGCCGAACACCAAGCTATTGGAGAAAAGATAGACAAACTTAAACGTGTGGCTGAAGAAATAAAAGCTCCTCTCATCACCGCCATGCAAATGAACCGTTCTGGTGAAAACTTAGTAGACGATAGTTCAGCCATCTCACTTTCCGATCGTCTCCAGTGGTTTGCTACGTTTGTTGCAATTTTCCGGCGAAAGACGATAGACGAAATGGATAATGATGGTGAAAGATTTGGGACTCATAAACTTATCCCCCTAAAGACGCGTTTTCAAGGACGGGAAGCTGCGGGACATCAGGATTTGATAAGAAGAAGAGTTACGGAGGTAATATATGGACAACAAGTAGAGAACGAAAAATATGTAAAAAATTATTTAAATTTTAGAGTGGAAAACTTTAAGGTAAAGGAAGAAGGAACGTTAGAAGACATAGTCAGGCACGATCACCAACCTCGTAACATTCAACCTGAAACCACCGCTGAGTCGGGAATGGATGTTTTTATGGGGACCGGACCCACCACTACTTGATGGATTATGACATAAAAGAAATATTGTCCGAACTGGGGTACTCCCTCCTCGACATGGGAAAGGAATACAGAACTAGTCCTCTCTACAGAGACTCAAGTAGCAACTCTGTTTTGTGTATAAAAAAGGATACGGGACGCTGGATCGACTACAAAGACCAAAGATACGGCCGGTTCGAAGAGTTGGTGCAAATCACCCTTAATCTCAAAGATATTTCCGAAGCTAAGCAATATCTGGTTAAAGAATTTCATTTTGTAGCTCCCAAGCTGGAAAAAGAAAAACTTAAGAGTCCAAAAATATTCGGGAAAGAGAACCTAAAACACATCATCCCAGCTTATTCTTATTGGACCAAACGAGGAGTGTCCCCAGACACTCTCAAGTTGTTGGAGAGCGGTGTTATGACGTCAGGAAAAATGGAAAACAGATATGTTTTTCCTATTTTTGATAGAACTAACAGGCTCGTGGGGGTAGCGGGAAGAGACATAACAAATAAGAGTCAAACTAAATGGAAGCTCGTGGGGGAAAAACGGTTATGGGTTTATCCCCTGAAGTACAATATGAAATATTTTACGAAAAACGGGAGCGTTATACTGGTGGAGAGCATTGGTGACATGTTGGCGTTATGGGAAGTTGGTATAAGAAATGTTATTGTTACTTTTGGACTTTTTGTATCACCTAAGATCAAACAAACTTTGATGATGATTAATGCTCAAAAAATTTATATAGCTTTTAACAACGATACGAATAATGCCGGAAACGAAGGAGCAACAAAAGCCTACCACAACCTCACTAAACAATTTGATGACTACCAAGTAGAAATAACCCTTCCTCCGAAAAATGACTTTGGAAACATGACTAAGGACGAAATACTAGAATGGAAAAGCCAAATAAAAATATAAAAGAAAGAGTCCTTTCAGCGTCCAGACTGAAAACTCTCGAGACCTGTTCTTGGTCTTACTGGTGCAACTACCACCTCAGACTCCCCCAAAAACAAAACGAGGGAGCTCTTCGAGGCACGGTTTGTCATTTGGTTTTCGAAATGCTCGTCAAAAAGAAACACAAAAAGCACTACACCTTAATAACCAAAGGAGGTCACATAAGGGGGAGCGCTGCGGTTTACCGTCTAGTAATGAAACACTTGATCCAAATGGAAAAAAGTTTCGACCTCCCCATGACCAACGAGGAAAACACCACCCTCATGAATGACATGATCTTGGTAGGCTTACGTTGTGACTTTTTCGGAACAGGTGGAAAGGTGGATAAACCAGAGCACGAATTCCTACTTGAAAACAAGAACCCGCCATACAAAATAAGAGGGTTTATTGATAAACCTATCGTTTATAAAAAGAACAAACAAATAAAAATTGTAGATTACAAAAGCAGTAAATATAAATTTCGAGGGGAGGAACTTCATTCTAATATTCAGGCGATGGTCTATACGCTTGCTTCTAAAAATGAATGGAAGGGGTACAAGCCCACTGTTGAGTTTCAATTTTTACGTTTCCCTAGGCAACCCCTTCAGCAGTTACAGTTCACAGATGCCCAATTGAGCGGTCTCGAATACTATTTATCCCACGCTTTCGGGGTAATAAATAACTTTACGGAAGAAACCGCGGTCACCAATTATGCCGCCGACAAAAAGAAAGATGCGTGGTTATGTAAAATAGGAAAATGGCGCTGTCCATACATTGATGCCTATGATTATTTTGTGGTAGTTGATAAAAAAGGAGAGGAGATACAGAAGTCTTTTAAGAAGGAGGACCTTCAAAAAGGCTTAAAAAAGGGGCAAAAAATAGAAACAAGAAGCTATGACGGCTGCCCACGACACAAAGGAATGTCTGAAGATAATATCCTTGACATGTTCGCCTAAAACACGTACACTCGGTGTTCATGGATGAGATACTCCCCATATTTAAAAGCCATTACAGTTTGGGACGTTCAATTTTAACCCTAAACAAACCGAAAAATACTCCTGAAAACGAAGGCGCGGATTCAATTTTTGATATTTGTCAAGAGGGCGGAATAAAAGATTTATTTCTAGTGGAAGATAATATGGCGGGTTTTTTGGAGGCTTACGCTAATGCCGAAGAGCTTCAAATAAAATTAATTTTTGGATTAAGGCTTACTTTCTGCTTGGATAACTCGAACAAAAGCGAAGAAGGGAGACGAAACTCCTACAAGAATATAATTTTTGCTAAAAACGCTGAAGGCTACAAACAACTTATTAAAATTTATACCCGCGCTGCTCAAGAAGGGTTTTATTACGAACCTCGTATAGATTTCAACAGCTTGAAGCAATTCTGGACCGACGACTTACTATTAACTGTCCCCTTTTATGATTCGTTTCTCTACTTAAATAAATATACCGATTCGAAATGTGTACCAGATTTTTCTTACGCTACTCCTACGTTTTTTCTCGAAGATAACGATACTCTCTTAGATCGGGACATGGGTAAGAGAGTGAAGGATTTTTGTGCAAATAAATATCAAATAATTCGCACTAAAAGTATTTATTATAAAAACAGAGAAGACTTTGGCGCGTACTTAACCTTTCGCTGCATCAACAAGAGAACGAATGTTCAGAAGCCGAACATGGACGGCATGTGTTCTGGTGAATTTTGTTACGAAAGTTACTTGGAGGTGGTAAATGGATAATCACTTATTAAGGTTTCAAAAGAAAAAATTTCTTTTTTTAGATTTCGAGACCTTTAACCTTAACCATCATTCTGATTTTAACTTACCATGGCAGGTTGGTTTAATCTACCTCGAAACAGACGAAGGAGCCAACGGAAAAATAAGAAATAAGGAACTTTGTCGCCATGATCTGTACCTTAAATGGGATAGTGACTTACGAATTGGCAAGGAAGCTAAAAAAATAACTGGCTACACCGAAAAGAGATTTCAAGAAAAGTGTATCCCTCAAGAAAAAGCGTTTGAGATAGTTTACGACTTGGTTGAGAAATGTGATTATATAGTAGGGCATAACGTCTTAGGTTTTGATGTTTATTTACTGAGAAATTGGTACAAAAAACACGGAAAAAAATACAATGACCTACCGTATAAAATACTCGATACTTTTGCTATGGCAAAATCAATAGGATTGAATTATGGTTATAAAAGCGCAGAATGTAGTTTGCTAGATTTTCAATTAAAAATGATTAATATCCGCAAAAAAGGCCTTCGAACCAGTTTGGGAGCTTTAGGTAAATCTTACGATGTTAAATATGACGCCTCTAAACTTCACGACGCGTTAGCTGATTTAGAGCTAAATATAAAAGTTTGGGATAAACTTAAGTATCACATAGATTTTTAAATAAAAGTGTAATGTAGGTATAATACCTGCATGCCAAGTCTAGATTTTATATATGACATCACAGAGAAGCTGGATGAAGAAAAGCTCGATTACCTCGTGCTCGCCATCAGAGAAGGGCGCAAAGAGGACAAAGTTGATGTGTTTTTTAGGGTGGATAAAGAAGCGGAACAGGTTTTCATCGCTTCTCTCGACCGAATAAAAGAAATAATAGAAGAAAGAGATGACGACGATTGTCCGCCCACCAAGCCCAAAGCTAAAAGGAAAAGAAGAAAGAAGTAACTTTTCCTCAAACTTCTCGCGACTCAATCTGCCCCTTCATGGAGTCCGCTTACCCAGTTTTAAAATTGAAGATAAGTATATAAATTTATTTTCTCTAAAAAAAGATATCTCTACTTACGACTTCCTAAGGACAATGTGCTTGCGAAGATTCGAAAAGCTTAATTTAAGCAAAAGCGACAAAAAGGAAGTTTATATAGATAGGATAAAACACGAACTCAAAATTCTCAAAGAATTAAATTTTGTAGATTATATACTACTTGTATGGAAAGTGGTAAATTATTGTAGGGAAAAAGATATTCCACTAGGATTAGGGAGGGGTTCTGCAGCGGGCAGCATGGTATTGTACCTTCTTCAGATAACTCAGATCGATCCTGTAAAGTATAGTTTATTTTTTGAAAGATTCGTTTCTAAGACTCGAGCCAAAAAGAAAATAGTAGATGGAGTGGTGTATCTGGACGGCTCCTTAATGTGTGATGTAGATATCGATGTTTGCTACTACAGAAGACAGGAAGTGTTGAGATATTTAGAAGATGAATTTAAAGGTAGCACTTCGAAGATCCTCACTCTCAACACCTTAAGCGGGAAACTCGTCATGAAAGAATGCGGTAAAGTGGTTGGAGACAAGCAGGAAACCGAGATGAACCTTGTATCTTCCCTTATTCCAAAAGTTTTTGGACAAGTAAAGGATATTAAAGAAGCCTATGACGAAGTTCCCGAATTCGCCGAGTGGTGCGACAAAAACCCTAAAGTTTATAAAATAGCACTTAAGATACGAAACCTTATCAAAAATAAAGGAGTTCACCCTTCTGGGATTCTGCTTTCTCATGACAAAATGATAGAAAGCTGTCCTTGCGAACTTGATTCGAGTAAAGAGCCTGTTTCCTCATTTGATATGAATTGGGTTTCCATGTTCAATGTAAAGTTGGATGTTTTGGGATTAAGGACAGTGTCTGTGGTTCACGAATGCTGCAACATTCTTAAGGAAACTCAAAATATCAATATCGAGCCGGGAGACATCAACCTTGATGACGAATTTATATATCAAAATCTTTACGACTTAAAACAAAGACACGGATTATTTCAAATAGAAGCGGACGCTAATTACGAAGTATGCCGAAAGGTTAAACCTAAAAACTTGGAGGAACTTAGCGCCGTGTTAGCTTTGGGTCGTCCCGGTGCATTACAGTTTGTTGACCAGTATGCTGATTATACCAACAATGAAATTTACGAACCCATCCACGTTCTTTTTGACGAAATCCTAAAGAGCACCGGGGGGGTAGCTCTTTATCAAGAGCAGTTGATGCAAATGGCCAATGAGATAGGCTTTACGTTGGACGAAGCGGAAATATTACGTCGAATCGTAGGTAAGAAAAAAACCAAAGAGGTACGTAAGTGGAAGAAGAAGATTCGAGAAAAAGTTAAAGAAAACAGATTAAGCAACGAGTGGATAGGGTCAAAAGGGAGCGTCGATGTAGGAGATGTCTTATGGAAGATTCTTGAGGATTCTGCCAATTATTCGTTTAACAAATCCCATTCGATTTCGTATGCGTCTTTGGCTGCTATAACGACCTATCTTAAATTTAAACATCCCAAAGAGTTTTTTCTGGCTTTACTTAAGATGACGCGCTTTGAGCCGGATCCTATTGCTGAAATTGCTAAGGTAAGTAGGGAACTTCCTAAATTTGGGATGAAGTTGCTTTCACCTAATTTGCTTAAATCTAAAATGGACTTTTCAATTGAGGGAGACAATATTAGGTTTGGCTTAACTTCTATTAAGGGGATTTCTGATAAATCTATCCAAAAACTTGAGAGTTTTAAAGATAAATATTCCAACAAATTTGAAGTCTTTAATGGAGCTGGTGAGGCGGGTATAGGGGTAGGGATACTTTCGGCGCTCATACAAGCTGGGGCGCTGGAGGACGAGTTCAATCATTCTCGAAGCCATATTGTAGCAGAGGCGCAATTGTGGAACTTGCTCACAGCAAAGGAAAAAACTTATGCTTTTGAACTCGCCGAAGAAAAGAAGTGCGATCTAATCAAGGTAGTTACCTATCTAAACAAGGTACTTAAAGATAACAAAGGTAACCCTATCATCAAAGATTCTCGGCTAGAAACCATCAGACGAAACTTTAAGCCCTATAAGGAAATTTACGACAAAAACCGGAGGAATGAAGATTTCGCAAACTGGTATTATGAAAGTACCCTTCTGGGACATCCTCACAAAAAACCTTTACGAAAAGTAAGCGACGAGTATTCTCATCTCGAAAGTATTGAGGAAGCTTTAAATAAACAAGACGGCGCAAAAGTCAACTTTATCGGCACGGTCGTAGATTCGTACAGTTTTACAAGCAGAAAAGGTACGCCGTCACTCAGGATGCAAATACAGGACGAGACGGGCATATGTACTTCTATGATGTTTGGCGCTACCTCTCGAAAACGAAACGATACCATCGCTAATTGCAAGCGAGATAACGGAGGGATTTTACCGATAAAGAAAAGTATAGTTATCGTTAAAGGAATCAGGAAAGATGGCGATACCATCTTCGCCAATATCGCAATTGCTCAAGAGCAGAAAATTTTTATGAAGTTAAGCGAAATAAAGAACTTGACTTCCTAACCGAAAACACCGAAACTACAAGCACTGACATAAATGTTATGAAAGAGTTATTAAATTATCAATATATGATTACGCCGGGAATCTTAAAGGTTCTGAGTTATGTGGCTATGGTTGGTTGCGTTATCGCAGGCATCTTCACGCTGTTCGCCGAGCCGATTAGCGGCATCGGCATGATTGTTCTTGGGCCAATAGTGGCTCGCATATATACCGAGTTGATGTTGGTTATGTTCGAGATACACAGCGAACTTAAAAAACTTAACAATAAATAAAAAACCCTATGTTGCAGTTCTATAAACCTAACGCGAAGAATACCGGCTCAGCCTGCTCGTTTTCTTATAAGAAGAGTGACAAGGCTTTGTGGGTAAATTTCATCAAACAGTCGTCTTGGAACGGCCAAACCAAAAGTGGCACCTTTAAGGGATCAGGCCCAGACAAGAAGGCTTACTCGAAGTTCAGCGTCACCGAACTTGCCGGATTGGTTCATGCAATTGAAACCAATGGAGAATATGGAAATTTTCACGGAACAAGGGAAAGAAACACTACTTTTAAGTTTTGTCCCTATATGCGCGATGGCAGCCAAGTAGGTTACAGCTTTAGCCTAAACCAGAACAACCAGAAAGAAGGAGTTAAGAAATCCTTTATTATCGGGTTTAATTTCGCGGAGGGCCGCATGCTAAAACAGTACGCTCTCACCGTTTTAAATAATTACTTTATTGATTGTATTGAAGAAAGCCAATTTAGTAACTCTCACCCTCCGACAAACAAAAAAACAGAGGAAAAAGTAGAAACTCCAGCTCCTACCGAGGATAATAGTCAAGAGGCCGACCTTGATATTCCTTGGTAATGAAGAAGCTTTTATTTCAAACCGATTCTAGTTTGGCGAAAACAGGCTTTGGCAGAAATGCTAAGGCTCTTTTGTCATATTTGTACGCGACCAAAAAGTATGAAATTATTCAATACTGTTGTGGTACGGACTATTCTCACCCATCTCTCCAGACGACCCCGTGGAAATCTATAGGGACGCTTCCCTCTGATCCCCAAGAGAGGCATCGAATAGGGCAAGATCCGGGTCAAGCACGCTTGGCTAGCTATGGAGGTTATCTCATTGACAAGGTCATGAAGGAAGAAAAGCCAGATTTTTATTTTGGGGTGCAAGACATTTGGGGCACCGAGTTCGCAGTGGGAAAACCTTGGTTCGATAAGATAAATTCGGTTATCTGGACGACTTTAGATTCTCTCCCTATTTTGCCTACCGCAGTAACGAACGCTCCCAAAATAAAGAACTACTGGATCTGGAGCTCCTTCGCGACTAAAGCATTACATAAAATGGGTCATAACCATGTAAAAACTGTTCATGGATGTATTGAGTCGGATAATTTCTTTCGATTAGATACGGAAGATAGATTAAATCTCCGGAAGAAAAACAATATAGAAGAGGACGCTCATATAGTGGGGTTCGTATTTAGAAATCAATTACGGAAGTCGGTACCTAATCTTCTTGAAGGTTACGCTAAGTGGAAAAACGAAAGTAGACCTGATAAAAAAACTTACCTTCTTTTTCATACTTATTGGAAAGAAGGTTGGAATATCCATAAATTAGCAGAAGAGTATGGGATAGATAAGTCAGAAATTCTTACTACTTATGTCTGTAAAAAATGTGGGGACTACGAGGTTAAAAAGTACGATGGCGAAGACCAGAACTGTTCCCGGTGTGGTACGGTAAAATCTCAAGTAACAACGAGCGTAGGGTTTGGAATAAGAGAAAATCAGTTAAATGAAATTTATAACTTTATGGACGTTTACTGTCACCCTTTTACAAGCGGAGGTCAGGAAATCCCCATTCAGGAAGCTAAATTAACGGAACTGGTCACCTTGGTTACGGATTATAGCTGCGGAGAAGAGAGTTGCGAAGAAGGATCTGGTTCAATTGCGTTAGAGTGGACGGAGTACAGAGAACACCAGACGGAATTCAGAAAGGCTTCAACATGCCCTTCGTCCATAGCGTCTTCCCTCAATAAAGTTTTTCTCATGTCTCCCGAGGAGAGAGCTGAGATAGGTAAGATGTCTCGACAGTGGGCTATAAATAATTTTTCTGTCGAAGTCGTAGGAAAGTTTTTTGAGGAGTTTATTGATAATGCCGATGTTAAAGAATACGACTTCACTGAGGAAAATAATCCCGACACCCAAAAACGCAACTATCCCGAAGCTTTTATTCCTCACATAGAGAGTGATTCAGATTGGGTCTTGGCTCTTTATCGTGATATTTTAGCGACAGACAACCACGTTAACGATGAAGGCTACAAGAATTGGATGACATCCCTCGATAACAAAGTTCCGCGCCAGCAGGTGGAAGACTACTTTAGGAAAGTGGCTCGAGAACATAATCAAAAATACTTCCCGGTAAAAATAGAAGACTTCCTCGATGAAGACGACAAAGGTAAACGTCTGATTTACGTAATGCCCGAGTCTGCGGTAGATGTCTTTCTCTCTACCGCTCTATTTAAGTCTATCAAAGTTAAATATCCAGACTATAATTTGTATGTAGCCACCAAACCGGAAAACTATCATATCCTTGAAGGCAATGAATACATTCACAAAGTCTTGCCTTATAGTCCTCAATTTGATAACACGTTATTTTTGGAAGGGGTCGGAGATCACGAAGGTCACTTTGAGATAGCGTTTACCCCTCATCTAACAACTCAAAGAGTTAATAACTATATCCACAACAGCAAAGACGAAATAAACAAGGAGGCCTTATGCACGTTTTAGAATCATACGCGCTACAAAACGATTTGAAGATTGATAAGCCGTTTGCTTATGAAAAGTTTTTCCCGCTGGCTGTAGATAAATTCATAACTATCGATACGTCCAATCTGGGAACGTCCTCGCTTGTTTATGATCACTGGCAGCTTGTGGTAGACCTTATTTACCCAAAGCTAGAACTACAAGGAATAAAGATAATCCAGCTCGGAAATAAAGACTGCTCTCCCCTTAGGGGTTGTTATATGGCTATCGGCCAATGCAACTTCAACCAAAAAGCTTATGTACTTAAAAAGTCACTGGTTCACGCTTCTCCTAATAATGAAACATCTCACGTAGCTTCTCTTTATAATAAAAAATCTGTTGTTTTGTTTTCCAACAATTGTTTTCCTAGTCAATTCACCCCCTACTGGACAGACGCTCGCAATCTAGAAATATTGAAACCCGCGAAAACTTCAAAAAAACCCTCCTTTAACCCTAACGAAAACCCCAAATCCATTAACACTATTAGGCCCGAGGAAGTAGCGGGAAAAATTTTAAATTTTGCGGGTATAACAGGTTTTGCGCCCGAATTTAAAACTCTTAAGATAGGCGCGTCGTTTCGCCAGAAAAGAATAGAGTCCAACCTTACTCATCTTTTGAATGCCGAAAAGTTTGGGGTTTCTTCTTTGATAATGAGGATGGATTTAAACTTTAACGAAGAGGCTTTAAAAAAACAGTTGGAAGCTTGCGATTGTTCTGTTGTTACCAAGAAAGCGTTAAGCGATGAGATTTTAGAGAAGTATCACAAAAAAATTGTGGAGCTGGTTTATTATATTGAAGACGACAACGATCCTGATTTTATTCGTAAAGTTAAAGAAAAATCAATAAATTATCTTTTGCGGAGTCGTCATGAAGATGAAACGACAAATGATTTTAAACTGGCTTATTTGGATTACGGTCTAGTGCACAAAATACCCGAAAAAAGTCAAAAAGATTTTGACGAGCTTAAAGATAAAAAGAAACTTTATTATAAATCTAATCGTTTTATTATTCATAACAATAATTTTTATCCTTCTACCGCGGCCCTCCTCAGGCTAAAGCATGGCACCCCGTCCATGGCTCACGAACCTCATGAGGTTATTGATGACCCTATGTTTTGGGAAGAGGAAGAACATTTTCATTTTTTTGAGAAAAAGTAATTTACAGCCCACGGCCCAAAGCGAGGTTCTTTTCGGGTTCTCCTCTGCGAGTGAAGCTGCTTCTCCAAAGAACCTGTAAAATTTAGGTGTTGACATAGTACCCCGCTCGAGATACTATCTAAAAACGTATGGGAACTACTATTAAAAATAAACCGCCGGTTGTTATCAAGCGGAACGACTATGGCCTGTTAGAAGATAAAAACGTTAAATACGTTTTCAATGAAGATGGGTCCGTTAATTGGCGCAAGATGATCAAACCTGAGTTTCTGGTTGCAAACAGAGACAGAACTGACGAAACTGACATCTCTAAACTAGAAGATCACGAATTAATTATTCTATTAGGAGGACTAAAAGATTTAGCTAATATTCGAGGTTACCACTCGGTTACCTATGCAGTGACCCACGCTTCACCCGAATACGTATGTGTTTCATGCTCAATAGTTTGGATGGGTAATTACGAAACGGAGAAGGGAGAGTCCGTACTTTTCCAGAGCATAGCTGATGCAGGATTAAATAATACAGAGGGCTTCGGTCAGATGTACCTCGCTGCGATAGCTGAGAATCGCGCTTTTTGTCGTGCTGTTCGTAATTTCTTACGCATCAACATTGTAGCCAAAGAAGAAATTAAAAACGTGAAGATATCGAAACCCAACCCAACGAAAAACTCAGCCTCACCACACATATTCCTAACCAACCTAATGAAGGAAAAGAAGGTAAACTTCGCCAGCATTAAGGATAAAATGGTAAAAGAAGCTGTCGAGGGAGCAGATGAGTGGGGTTCCGTAAAAGACATCCCACGTATCAAGATGTTTGAAATAATTGAAAGGATGCAAAAGAAATGAAAAAATTCACAATAAGCACTGAGACTCGAAAAAAAGCTGAAAAAAGAGCAGCCGACCTTCCTCTTCTTAATAATTCCATTAGAAAAGGGGAGGGGGCAGCAGTGGCCTACATTGGGGAAGCTTTAGTTTTACACCTCGAAGGGGGAGAGATTAAAGATACTTATGATTACGATTTAATAGATAGAAACGGGGTAAAAATAGACGTAAAAACAAAAGAACGTAAGGTAGCCCCACGATCCAATTATAATTGCACCGTCGCCGACTTCAATACTAAGCAAAAATGTGATAGATATGCATTTGTTAGCGTCCTAAACGATATGAAGACTGCGTGGTACTTAGGAAGCATTTCCAAAGAGGAATTTTATAAAAAAGCAGTTTTCAGAAAAAAGGGAGAACTTGATCCGGATTCTTCCCCTAATTATCCCTTTAAGTTTACAGCGGATTGCTACAATATTCCGACGTCAGAATTGGATAAAGAAACAGTTGAAAGAACCTAATAACAAAGGGGCCGGTAAAGGTGATAAACCCCGAGGAGGATTTTCCCGCCGCTACAAGGATAATTATGATGTAATTAACTGGGGAGACACCGATAAATGTCCGAATGCTCCAAATGTAAGAAGAAGTTCGAAGAAACCGAATTGATGTGGGTTAAAGTCAAAGAGAAGATGGTGTTGCTGTGCGATTTTTGTATAAAAATTCTAGAAAAGGAGAAGGCGGTTCCTAATAATAAATATAGCGATGAAACCCCATGAGTCAGAATCCCCTCTCGAAGAACTCCTTGGTCAGATAAGCAAATGGAAGGTGGAGGCCTCTAGCGACCACAATGACGGCTGGACCAAACAACACTACCAAAGAATGCTGGGCGAAGTTAAAGATAAGTTGAACCGCGCGTTGCCCGAAATAGAGAAAGGTGAAGAGTTAGATAATTATGATTAAAAGAAAAAATTATGATATTCTTCCCGAGGAGTGCGAAGAAGAGTACATGGTCTGGTTCTGGTAATTTACTTGCGGTACTAAAGTCTTCATGAGCGGGTTCTTGCTGATTCTCCCGTCTCCCACTGCAAGTCTCGACAAAGAATCAGTTTTTTTAGAAATACTTCAAGCGCCCGCATAAAATATTGCCATGAAGACGATATTGATTCGAAAAGCCGTTAAGTTCGTCACTCCTTTCGAAAGTATCAAAGTGCTCCACAGTCATTGCTCAGACTTGTTCCAATCCATAAACAAAAAATTTTCCACCATGCTGCGCGATGAAAAAATCATAAATATTGGCGGCAACAAAAAAGTTCTTGTAGAAAGGGAAGCTGGAGAACCTAATTGGCTCACTGAAGCGAATTTTATCAAGGAGTTTTTGAGTGACGAAGTTGCTCCGTACCAAGGACTTAAAGTAGCTAAGCATACACGAACGGTCTATCAAGGGGTACTAAGGAAGTATTACGGCAAAAAACAGAGAGACGAAAACAAGGGGATGCCGACTTTCTGTGCCTTCAGGACAAGAAACTTAGTCTTCAGCGACGCGTTTCTCTGGTTCCCAGAAGGGAACACTGACGTTCTGGAATACAAAAATATAACGGGAGAAAAAGTTCAGTTTAGATACAAGAAGACATCAAAAGACGGGAGAATACAAAAGAATGCACTTAAATATCTTCCTCACATGGACCCTAATAAAAAGTTTGGGGCAACGTTCGTAGTTAATGATGACCGCACGAAATGCACGGTTGTCGCTACCGCTACCATTCCTTTAACCTTCAAGTATGAGCCTGTAGATTTCATTGGTATAGACATGAATGTTTCTGAGAAGTTTGATAACTGGTTGTATTTCTCCGAACCTGTTTGCGAATTAAAGAAAATCGCAAAAAGTTATTACAAGGACACCATAGCTAAAACAGAAAAACGCATAGCGGAACTGAATGACTTAATTAGAATACCCCAGAAAGTTCAAGAAAGGAAAATAAATTCAAAAAAGAGAGGCATCTTAAGAAAAAAATTAATTAAACAACACGCTCTACATAATAAACAAATACAAGAAGCATCTTTCCCGTTCCAAAGTTTCTCTATCATAAAAGGTTTATGTGATCGTGCAGAGAAAGAAAAGAAGGGGCTGGCTATTGACTCCGTTAAATGTGGAAAGACTACTGGTTCTTTCGGACAAGACAAGTTCCCCGAGTTGCTAAGGGGCGAGTGTCAAAGGAGGAGAATTCCTTATATTGATACACCTACTCCATTTACCTCAAGGAGGTGTCCAGACTGTGGGTTTGTAGAAGGAGAATACGTTAAAGTCAAAAATGAATGGAAACTAAAGCCCTCAGAAGCGAGAGATAAGAAAACCAACATCTTTACGTGCCCCAAATGTGAATCCAAACATGACGGGGACTTTGTGGGTGCTAAAACCCTTTCTGTGTGGGCGTCTTACCTTTGGAGTATAGACCAGATTCAAGGGGTGCCCAATAAGGAATTATGGCCCTTTATCAAGAGAAGTTTTTTATTAAAAGATGTTGATTTTCCACCAAAGGAAAACTAACCGAGCTAATAACTGGGGGTTGTTCACAAGGCGTAAAAGCTGGAAGGGTTCTCCCCACGGTATAGCGAGAAGTAAGGAATGCACAAAGAGCCCTTATTTACTTAATGGCGAAAGCAAAGAGCCCTTTCTTTTCTAAAGGATAACGTAAAGAGCCCTTATTTCTTTAAAGGACCAGACAAAGAACCCTTATCCTTTTAGGTAACCTTTGGTATAAAAATGTGTAATTAAAAAACGAGATGAAAACCTCTCATATGCACTGCCCCAACCCCATCTGCGTGGACGATAATTGCCACGGAGAGTGCCAACAAGAAAACCAGAAACCCGACGACTCCTGCGGAAGCAGTTATGGCTGTCACGAACAAGTAGAAGAAAACATAGCTTATTGCGAAGATTCCTAGGTGTAATAAAACAAAGCGACTGGACAAAAAGAGCCACGCTCCTTCCCTAAAAAAGCGTTTTTTAAAGGAAAACCTTAACGGCACGCTAAATGCTAAAGAGAAGGTTCTTATGGAAGACGTAAAGTTTATTATAGACAACCTATGGGTTCTAATGTCAGCTCTGCTGGTATTTATTATGCATCTAGGCTTTTCAAGTCTAGAAGTCGGCTTGACAAGACAAAAAAATACAGTAAATGTCTTGTTCAAGAATCTCTTCATTATTAGCGCCGGTTTAATTACCTATGCACTAATAGGTTTCAATACAATGTATCCCGGAGATTTCAACGGGTGGCTCAGTATAGGAGGCCCAATAGGATTCACTGATAACGCAGCAAACCTAACAAAGACTTATGCTGATTATACTTATTGGACAGATTTTTTGTTTCAGGCCATGTTCGCAGCTACCGGAGCAACTATTGTCTCTGGAGCGGTCGCTGAGAGAGTCAAACTCTCCTCTTTCTTGTTGTTCGCCACACTGCTTGTGGCTATAGCCTACCCGATTTCTGGCGCATGGAAATGGGGAGGCGGCTTTCTTGATCAGATGGGTTTTTACGATTTCGCAGGTAGTAGTGTCGTTCACGCCTTCGGAGGCTTCGCTGCCTTGGCTTGTGCGTGGCTTTTGGGGCCTAGGGCAGATAAATACAAGGATGGAGAAGTGCGGGCCTTACCGGGCCATAGTATGCCTCTACTGGCTATTGGCGTCTTCCTGTTATGGTTCGGCTGGTACGGATTTAATGGTGGCAGCGTGTTAAGTGCTGACCCAGCCACCATTTCTCTTGTTTGTGTTACGACGTCTTTGTCGGCTGCAGCGGGCGCTCTATCTGCGATGCTTTTTTCTTGGATTAAATCTAAAAAGCCTGATTATACAATGACGGTAAATGGAGTTCTTGGTGGTTTAGTAGGAATCACTGCGGGTGCAGACGTAGTCAGTATTTGGAGCGCCTGCGTCATAGGCGGGATCGCCGGAATTGTACTTTGTGTAGCTTCTTCGTTCATTGAGAGGGTTATTAAAATTGATGATCCAGTCGGAGCAATTGCCGTTCATGGAGTCTGTGGTATCTGGGGAACCGTCGCCGTTGGGCTCTTTTCGACAAACCCTGACCATTCTGTATTCATTCAACTAGCGGGAGCGTTAATTATTAGCGTCTTTTCTTTTGTTTTTTCCCTTATAACTTTTGGAGCTATAAAGAAACTGATTGGAGTAAGGATCAACGGAGAGTTGGAGGAGAAAGGTTTAGATTTGCTAGAGCATGGGCACACGGCTTATCCAGACTTTCAGGTTAGTTAATTATTATAATAAACCCATGATATTTAAACCCTTCGCTGAAAAGCGGGGGGTTTCTTTTGTGTAATAAAAAGAATGGGAGAAATCCACACGTTAGCTAGTAGCGGTAACATGAAAGGCATTAAAAAAGCTTTGTCTCAAGTTACTCGTAAGAAAGTTTTCTTGGCTCTAGACGAAGAGTTGGGATGGAGCCCCTTACATTATGCCGCAAATTACAGCAAGGCCAAAGTAGTACAGGTTATACTAGAAGCTGGTATATCCCCAAATATTAAAAGTGCTCCCCCACAGCACGAAAAACAAAGCGACTGGAATCTTGCTCTTCAGAAAAACGAACACGCTAAAGACCCTATTGTATATCCTATGGACGTAGCCGAAGGTCCTAGTCGTCTTAAAATAATAAACAACTTAAAAACAAAAGGGGGTAAATTTTACGGAAACGACATGACTCTCCATCAAGCTATTCAGATGGAGGATATAGATGAAATAGAAACCCTCTTAGAAGATGAGTCTATAAGGGTAAACGGTAGAGATAGTCGAGGATGGATGGCTATACATTACGCCACAGAACTAAACAATCAAGAGATATGTGATTTATTATTTGAGTATAAGGCTAACCCCAACGGATCCTGCCACGACGGTCAACTAAACCCTTACGAAATCGCCTTAGACAACAACCACGAGGATCTTTTAAAATACCTAAAAACTAAAGGTTGTCTTAAAAACCCAAATAGAAATAAAGTAAAACAGCACAAGACAGTGTCAACCACAAAAGTCGGTGTAGCTAAAGACCCCAAAAAGTACAAGTCAATGAAGTTTCAAGAGGTTAAAGAAGCCCCAAAAAGCTTATGGGGTAAAATGACCGAATCAAAAGCAGACAGAGAAGCTCGGGACACCGCCCTACAACAAGAACACGAAGAAAGAAGCGCGCGTATAAAAGAAGCCTCCGACAAAATCAAAGAAGACGAAGAAAGGGTAAAGAGATCCCGCGTTATAAAATGGAAATGGGGAGAAGACCCGTTTGCCTGCAAAGGCGATGCCATTACTTACGACAGCCCGTGTGAATCCTATACATATTTTAT